ATCTTAATGCATAAGTCTGTTATCAAAGCATTGCATGACAAGTTTGGTGAGACAGACTTTGTGTTTGCTGAGAACAGCGCAAGCGGTGAGCAGTTCATTGGTGAGGACATCGCCTTCTTCCGCAAGGTTAAAGCAGCAGGCATACAAGTCTATGCAAATACATCAGCCTTGGTAAAGCACATGAAGCGCTTTGCTTTAGATGATGGGTACTACAACCTGTACTGGGCATCAGTAGAGATAGCAGAGAGGAGAGAGCGTGAGCAATCAGCAGATGGCAAACAAGCGTAGAGGTGCAGGCTGGGAGATAGACCTAGCAGACTTCTTTGTTGAGTTAGATTACGAAGCACAACGCCTACCTCGTGCTGGGCGTAACGACATTGGTGATGTCTTTCTTAAGACAGCAAATGATTCTTATGTCATTGAAGCCAAGGCACCACGGCGTGATGGTCGCATTGACCTATCGGGTTGGTTGCGTGAGGCAGACATTGAAGCAGAGAACTACCGCCTATCAAAGAGATTGCTACTGGCACCATCACCATTGGTAATTATCAAGGCAAGCAACAAGGGAACAGGTGATGCTTATGTCGTCCAGAGGCTTAGCAATGTCCTCCCAAAACTCTAAGCATGACATCGTTAAAGTATTAGAGCATTACGGATTTACTATACCTGTCAGAACTGGATGGGTAACAGTCCGCTGTGCCTTTCACAATGACAAAGTTAAGTCAGCCCGACTCAACATTGATAAGGGTGGCTTTAGATGTTTCGCCTGTGACATGGCAGGAGATGTGTACTCATTGATTATGAAGAAAGAAGGAGTCAAGTATGGCGAGGCTGTCAAAATCGCAGAGAGAATTACTGGCGAAAGCCACGGAGAACTACGAGCAAAACCTAGCAGAGGTTCTTCCGTATCTGGAGAGTCGCGGTATAACGGAAGCAACGGCGCGTATGTTCCGCCTCGGCTTCGTGGCGAATCCTGAGACGGGACATGAACCTTACCTTGGTAAGTTGGCTATCCCATACATCACACCATCAGGTGTTATTGACATACGCTTTCGCAGTATAGGCAATGATACTGGACCGAAGTATCTCTCTCGCCCTGGTGCAACCACACACATCTTCAATGTCATGGCATTAGAAAGTAATGCTGATGTTCTCGTAATTTGTGAGGGAGAAATTGATACAATTATCGCGACACAAGTAGGGTTCGCAGCAGTCGGGTTGCCAGGTGCTAATAACTGGAAGCCATTCTACTCACGGGTATTGGCTGACTGGGAAAAGATTATGTTGTTCTGTGACGGTGACAATGCAGGCAGAGAGATGGCGAAGAACATAACACGAGAGTTAGACAATGTGTTCCCTGTGTTCATGCCAGACAACTGTGATGTCAATGATGTTTACCTACAAGAAGGGGCAGAAGGCTTACGCAAACGCGTTGGGTCTTAAGACATGGCTAAAAACTCCAGTTTTGATTTAGATTTTGGGTACGGCAGAAAGGGTGAGAAGTTAGTAGAAGAACTACTTACCGAAGGCAAGACTGTAGAGGTAAAGCGTGACCGCAAGTGGTGGGTTACTAACAATCTTTACATTGAAGTTGAGTGCTGGTACATGAAGTCTAAATCATGGGAGCCATCAGGAATTATGGTGACTGAGGCTGCTTACTGGGCGTTTGTATTGGAACAAGGTGTACTCATGGTACCTACAAGCCATGTGTTGTATGCCATTAAAGAGTTTGGTCGTGAGATTACATGTGAGATACCCCCGAATAAGAGCAAGGGATACCTCATAACAGTAGATGATTTACTCATGGCAATGCGGAAGTTAAAAAATGAGAAGGCGGAAACAGTAGATGGATAAACAAGACGAGGTATGGGATGTGATTTATTCTGTCGCAAGACAGATAGCCTCTCGTTCAGGTCGCATCCATCGTGGGTTAGTAACTACTGATGACATGTACCAACACCTATCTTTGTGGGCGCTGGAACATTGGCACAAGATAGAGCAGTGGCAACAAGAGGAGAGTCTTAAGTACAAGTTGCGTAAGACTTTCTTCAATGAAGCACAGAAGTATGTGGCTAAGGAGAGACAGAGAACATCGCGTTCGCCTATGTCAGATACTTTCTACTATTCACACGAGGTATTGCATGAACTATTGCGTGATGTGTGGACACACGAGGGATGGTCAGATACTCCTGACTTAAGTAATGAGTTTGTTACTCGTTCGACCAAGCCAAGTGAGGGTGGCAATCGCATGGCGTTGCTATCAGATGTTATGGCTGGGCTAGAGAAACTATCAGAAGTAGATAGAGAGTTACTTAAGATGCGCTATCACGCAGGTGGTATGGAGTTAGGTGCAATGGCTGAGACTTATGGCACAACAGAAGAAGCAATGCGTAAGAGAGTCAAGCGTGCATTGACTAAGTTACAAGACAGACTCGGCGGAGAACAACCAGTATGGAACAGGCGCAATCGTAGCAATGCCCAAGCGAGACAGGAAGTGAGTGATAACTAATGATTATTGGACTAAGTGGATACGCACAATCAGGCAAGGACAGCACGGCAGAATTGTTGTGTCTTAATTACGGCTATCGCCGTATCGCTTTCGCTGACCCTATGCGTGAGGCTTTACTGAGATTGAATCCTAAGTTGGATAGCATCACACACATAGCCCATCGTGTTGATGACTATGGCTGGGATGTAACTAAGCGTGACCCAGAGGTGCGCCGTCTATTGCAGGTACTAGGTACAGATGTTGGGCGCAAGATGTTTGGTGATGACTTCTGGATTAAGATTGCATTGTCAGGTATTAAGTCAGAAGATAAAGTTGTTGTCTCTGATGTGCGCTTTCCTAATGAGGCACAAGCAATCAAGAATCTTGGTGGTACTGTCTGGCGCATCAATCGCCACAACCATAGCGCTGTCAATGGACATCCATCAGAGCATGCAATGGATAACTACATGTTTAATCATGTTATCTATAACGATGGAACTTTGGATGACTTAAGTGATGAAGTGTTTATGCTTGCTAAGGAACTTGATCTGGCTTAATACATAGAGAAACCCAGCGAGACAGGAGAGAATCGCTGGGCTTTTCTATGCACATAAACTTATCGCTTATGTGCTAGACAATCATAACACAGGGTTATTGTTTGGGTCTGTCACATCCCAACCGACACGACTACGCAGACGGGTACGCATCGCAGGTGTGGTGCCACCCCATACTCCGTACCTTTCGTGGGCTAAGCCCCACTCTAAACATGCCTGTTTAATCGGACACTCGGCACACATCTTGTCAATCATGCGCTCCTCATCGCGTGTGAATAAGTCTTTCGGTGGATAAAATACTTCGGTGTCTATCCCTTTGCACATACCCTTGCTCATAATTCTTGGGTTGTATCTTAAGAAATAACGGGTGATGGTTTTGCCATGGCGCTTGCCCATTATTCTTACGCCCATAATTTCATGGTACTCAGGCTTCATGTCTTAATACCAACCCTTGGCAAGGTGATGAGCGTATGCTCGGCAGATGTTGTTGCCAGTCTTTCCGTATCTGTGTTCCAGATAGACAAGCCCAGCATCAATCTGCTTCCTGCCATTCCAGGTTGGCTTAAGACCGATGTTCTCCCATGTACTGTCCAGTAACTGTGGAATACCCATGGCACTAGACTGTTTGTTCTTGGCTTTTGGTCGCCAGTTTGACTCGCGTTTCCAGAGTTCATACAAGCAAGACCACTGTTCAAGTTTGTCCTGCTTGGTTAGTTGGTCAATGGCATAGCGTTGGTAGTCGTTCTCGTAGTAGGCAATGACTCTACCTTCTGGCTGATGTGTCAAGACTGTAGGCTGTGTAACTACCAGCGCTACGGCTAGACCTACGGCAGTAGCAATCCAGATTCGTGCATGAGGGTGGATGCTTTTCATTTGTTTAACTCCTGCTCTCGTATGCTGTCAAGGTATGTATCAATAGCGCGGTTGGCTAGTTCCCTGTGTCTTAATTCACAAGGCGTACAGCGTTCGGTCATGTAGTTCATAGTCTTTGGATTCTCTACTGTAGTACCACAACTTCTGCACTCCATGATTATCATAGCGACACCTTGCTGTGTGGTTCTGTGCCATCTAACTTAAGACAGAAATCTTCTACCTTATCAAGCCAGTCAGGTGATGTAATGAATCTACCTTCCTTGTCCAGCCATGTAGTCTCGAAGCCATCGTGGTCATCCCAATGCAGGATAACTCGCATCTCTACGCCATCAATGGTGAGGTCGAAGTCCTTGTCGTAGGCTGTGACTGACTTACTCATAGCCCCAGTTGTAATTGTGTGGTTCATTTCTTTTCTCCTGTCTTAAGTAATACACCCAGTATTTCTAGGTGATGTTCCATTATGCCATGCCAGTAATCGAAGTCCTCGTTATTAGTCGTGGCATTTCGCTGTGACCTTGCTCTCTTTATTGCGGTGTGCAACCTTTTAATTTCTTTACTCTGCATCAGGTAGCACCCGTCCCTTAAACTCTGATGTAAGAACTTTAACTGTTGAGTCATCGAACTTAAACTCAGGGTGATTCCAATCCCATGTGCGAGGGTCGCCGTCATAGGTATCTACCTCAATCGTGAGTAACCATTTGTCTTTCATGTCTTAAGCCACATCTTTCTTGATAGCAGGGCTGGTTTGGCATAGGACTACATGGCTGTGCTTGCATGTGCATTGAGGCGCACGATTAACTGTTCGTCTTGTCGTTACTTCTATTGAGGTATCGCATGATGTGCATACATACCAATAAGTTGTGTACTCTTTCATGTCTTAAGCCCCAATCTCGTAGGATTCGCAGACCATCATGACAACATCGTCAAGTTTGGCAATCAAGTCTGATAGTTCTTGCTCGGTGAGGTGCTTGGTCATGCCTTTTGTAACTGATGACTTCCATACATTAGCCATTACTTTGCCTCCTCTGTCTTAAGTACTGAGAGCAGTGCCTCAAGGTGGTCAAGTGCCTGTTGCTTGCGCTTGTAGTTTGTACCCAGCATTTCGTTAGCCTTCTTAAGCGTGCTTCCATGACGGGTCATCTTCATACCTGTCTTAAGTTCTAACTTAATCCATGAGACGAGAGACACGAGGACATACAAGTCCACGCCTGACCCGCTTGCGCTGGTCATCTCTCCGTTCTCGTTGAATGTCATGTGGTTAGCGCCGTTGGTTAATGCTTCTAGTGTGTGTTCTGGTAGTGCCATGTTAGTTATGCTCCTGTCTTAAGTAATGGTTGGGTGGTCTGGCATAGCACGATGTGGCTGTGCTTGCATGTGCATTTAGGTGCGATGTTTCTAGTGCGCTTGGTCGTTACCTCCATGCTTGAATCGCATGAGGTACATACATACCAGTAGGTCGTCCAGTCTTTCATTTGTTTTCTCCTGTCTTAAGTACGAACCCTGTGTAGTAGCCAGCCTTGATGTCGTTGGCTATCCATTGTTCGGCACTGGTAGTCCAGCGCTCTACATTTGTAGTAAGAGTCACGCCGTTGCGGGTGACTGTGTATGTGGTGCTTTCGGTGACGATGATGTCGCCGTTGCTGTGTGTCCATGTTGCCATGATGTTCTCCTGTCTGTAGTTGGTAGTTGTATTCAATAGGTTGGCGGGTTGATAGTCAAGCATTTGTGGTGTGATGTTGGTCACATTCTGTCTTAAGGCAGAGGATGACCAGCAGGACACCC